TTTTGATTTGGATACTTGGGATAAAAAAGATACAAATTATACTATAGAAAATGAACGAACAGAAGAAGAACGATATAATTTATTTGTGATTAGACGCAAAAATCTTACAAAAAATACTTTAATAAAATTATGAGAAACTTATACATGTTCCAACCGCAGTATGCGGTAGAAGTAAGAAATGAAGACACGTATTGGTTACCGTATAGTGTTGGATGTCTTTGGGCATATTGTATGCAATATGACGATGTAGCCAGTGGATTTTATTTAAAAGACTTAATATTTAAACGAGAAGACCCTGAAAAATTAGTAGAAAGACTAGAAGACCCAGTAGTCTGTGCATTTAGTACATATATTTGGAACGAACAATATAATCTACATGTCGCAAAATTAATAAAAGAAAAGTATCCAGAATGCATCATTGAATTTGGTGGACCACAAGCAACAGAAAAACTTACAAAGTATGACTTTATTGACTGTATTATTGTATCTGAGGGAGAAGAAGCGTTTTTAGATCTACTCAGAAAACTTATATCTATGGAACCATTTGAAAGGATATATCGGAAGAATCGAATTGAAGATATGGATTTTCAAAGTCCATATCAACTTGGGGTATTTCGCAAAATAGTATCTGATAATCCAGATGTTTTATGGTCTATGACAGTAGAGACCAACAGAGGGTGCCCACATAGATGCACTTATTGTGACTGGGGTGGAATGACATATCAAAAGGTCAAGCACTTCGGATTAGAAAGAATTACGGATGATATAAACTGGGCAGCAAGAAACAATGTTGGATTTATATTTAATGCGGATGCAAATTTTGGAATGTTTAAAGAGAGAGACCTTGAAATTGCAAAACTCTTTCGTAGTGCAGCAGATCGTGGTAAACTAGAAGCAATTAATGTTCAATATTCAAAGAATTCTACTGAAGTCATCTTTGAAATTGCACAAATTCTTGGGGATATTAGTAGAGGTGTAACCTTGAGTGTTCAGAGTATGAATGAACCCACATTAAAATCTATCAAGAGAAAAAATATGAGCATCAATAAGATATCTGAGCAAATTGAGAAGAGTAAAAAATATGGAGTTAAAACGTATACTGAACTAATTCTTGGTTTACCAGAAGAAACTTTAGACTCTTGGAAAAATGGATTTGCCCAAATTCTTCAGTGTGGACAACATGATTCTATTGATGTTTGGTTCTGTCAAATGTTTGGTGATACTGATCTGAATAGTTCTTTGTCGAGGGAAGTCCATGGAATTAAGACTATCAAAGCAGAAGATTACATGTCCTTCAGTAAAGAAGATCATGATATTAAAGAAGTCATAGAATTGATTTCAGAGACCAATACTATGACTAATGATGAACTTATTGAAGCATACCTTTATGGATGGTTAATAATTCAATTTCATATTGCTGGATATACTCAACTAGTCGCAAAGCATTTTTATAAAAATTTAAATGTTGATTATAGAATATTCTATGATGCTTTGTTTGAGTTTATTAAAAAGGATACTGGGGTTATAGGTCAACACTATAATGAGATTGAAAGATCAGTATCTCACTATATGAAAACTGGCAAAATCTTAGACCAAGGAAAGCATGGGCATACTTTACATGCAGGAAGTTTTGCTTTTATGTTTAATAATAAAAAAGATATATTTGATATTTTAGATAAAGTTGCTACGCTATTGATTCCAATTGATGATGATATTTTAAGACTTCAAAGAGCATTCATTTTTGATGAAGATGTGCAGTACCCATATCATATTGAATGTGAAGATGGAAAATATGAAGTAGATACTGAGTTCAAAGAGTTTGATAAAAATGACCCACATACAGTGTTTATTTTACGCCGCAAAGGTCTATTGAAGAATCAACTAAGTAAGGTTTGAATGCTTCTAGTGCTTCATCCCATAAAATTCTTCTCTCATATGATGTATTTTTATCCATAAGAGCAATGGTTATTGTGAACCTTTTATCATTAGTTGGATTGTAAGAACTGTGAAGGGGTCCAACATTCACTAGACTACAATCACCAACTTCAACTTCATGCTGAATAGACGAGTATTGTTCCCTGGTTACTAGAACTTGACCATGATAATGGTCGTTTGTACGGTCACCTATATTATATTCACTTCTTTCTGGAATTTGAGTGGAGCATACTTGTTCTGCACTAGTGCTCACTCGCATCACCATATCAGACTTCCACCATCTCATAGTACTACCTTTACCACCAAACTGAAATATTAATTTTGCCCAGTCAGCATAATAAACATTATCCGAGTGAATAACACCATCATCATGTGGTGGAGTATAGAAAAATTCAATCCAAGTTGAAGTAAACCCCATGCTGTGTAGCCAGGGTTTAATTTTATTATTATTTAAGTCTTCAAACTGAAGTTGTTTATGAAACTCTGGCCATCTAATGCCTTCAGTTTTATACAAAGAAGTATTGACATTAGGAATATAATCCCTAATGTCTAAAAATCTATGATATGAATTCATAATTAAACTATTTCTGGTGCCTCAGTACTTCCACCATCTTTTGCGCCATCAAGATTTGGTTCATCAATTGGTGCTCCCAAATCCTCTCCACCAGAAGGCATTGGTTCTCCAGTAGCTGGATCAATTGGTGCATTAGGGTCTGGAATAATTCCCGCAGCAATTTCCTTCTTGATCAACTTATCCTGTTCAATGATTTCTTCGTCAGTTTGGCGAAGCATCTTACGACGAACATAGTCTTGAGAATAGTACTTACCAATGTAAGGTTCTGCAGTTGCAGCAATATTAAGTCTCTCCGTCATCAACTCAGCATTTTTAAGTTCTGAGAAGTGGTTATCATAAAGGAAGTCATATTGAATATGCTCACTCATAATCTCCCAATCTTCAGGAGAAACAATGTTTTTAAGTATAAGTTGCGTCCTAAGAAGATCGTGGAACATTGCAGAGAATCTCTTTCTCAATCTCCCAACAAACTTAGTAAACTTCAACTCATCTCTTAAGATCTCAGAAGAACGACCAAGATTGAACCCCTCTTGTCCACCAATTCTGGATGATGGTACATTTAGTGAGCGATATAGTTTTTCTTGGAAGTACTTAATATCTGAAAGTTCTCCAAGATTCTGTCCACCTGGAAGAGTTGTGATCTCAGTACCTCTACCGCCCTCGCGACGTGGCAACCAGAAATCCTCAAGCATACTCATATGCTTTTTGTCATCACGAATCTCACCAGTACTAGAATCATATACAAGTTTGTTACGATATCTCATCATAACATCACGTAGATATTGTTCTGCTTTCAGTTTAGGCAGATTACCAACATCGATGTAAAAAATACGTCGCTCAGGTGCTCTACTCAGACGGTAAATAACAAGAGCATCCTCAATCATACGAAGTTGATTAAGACCCTTGATTGCTTTATGGAGATACGATAGTGTTAAATTTTTATTACGATCTACTAGTCCAGATGTGCAATATGTGATTGAGTCTTTTGAAAATTTAATACCTTGGGATGCCTGATTTGATCCTCTACTTGCAATAGATCCAATCTGACTTGATGATTGGTTGTAGATAAAATATTCTTGAACACTTGGAAATCCTGCATCTCTAGGATCTTTCTCACCATTTGGTTGATATTTAACGTCTCTTTGAGAATTCTTACTACCTGCTTGACGAACAAAACGCATCTTCAATGCGTCAATATATCTTAACTCTTGAATTCCGTCTGAAGGATTTTTTAAATCAATTACTTTATGGTAGTACAGTCTGCCATCTACATACCAATTTCTGTAAATTTCATGACACTTTTTATCAAAATCTAGTAATGATAAAATATATTTAAATTCTTCTCTAATTTTTTTCTTAAGACCGTCACTTGTACGCAGATTTGACAATTCAATCTGAACTGGACTGTCGTTTGTATCACTTACAATTGCTTCGTTAACAATATCTTCAATCGCACCATCCACTTCTGGATGCAATGCCATCTCTCTATAACGCTTAATTAAATCATATTCAGTTCTATAAACCCCTTCAATGTCAACATATGAACCAAAAAATCCACTCGTCAGATAATGATCTACCCCGTCCTCATTATTCTGAGGAACGGGGGAGACTGCACCTTTCGGCTTATCATCACCATCTTCGATGGAAAACCCAAATAACTTCGCCATTATAATCTAGGCTTAAAACTGTTAGTACTATTTATTATACTACAAATAGTACCAATTCAATTTACTCCATTCTTACGCCTGTTTGGTCACTCTCACCTTGAGAACCTGTTCCTGATGACCAATACTGAACTTGGAAGTCAACTGTAAACTCTTCTGGAGTATCGGTTGATTCGTATGAAAGGTCAATCTGCCCAACATTAGTCGGGAAGATGTCAAAGAACTTATAAGTTCTCAGTGGTTCTTGTTGGTTTGAATCTTCACCATGTCCAGTAGAGAACTTGTCAATACCTCTACCGAGTTGGTGAACATATGCATCAACCATGTAAGAAGATGGATTTGTAGCGCCAGTAGCGTTATCCAACTTACTCAACATGTTCATCCACTGCTCCATTGCTGTGCGAATTCTAAAGTCCTCATCGTTAATGATGGTGACAGTCCACACATCGAAGGTTCTGTCTCCAGCAACCTTCAGTACTCTACCCCTAAATGGGATTTCAATTTGAGCAACATTGGAAGCAGGCAATGCTGCTGCCTTTGCCATGAAACTAAATTTGTCTCTAGTTTCATTATCCCAACTCCCCGCAACAAAAGCTGGGAATTGAGGAATCTCAACCTCAAATAAATTTGGTCTTGCAGCACCACCTGCTAATTTTGATTTGAAGGTGCTGATAGTTTTGATCTGACGTGCCATTTGTTAATTCCTCCGTGGTTTATATATTAGATAGATCAGACTCTACCAGCGACTTCCTCGAAGGAGACGCCAGTTCTGGTAGCAACAAACGTCAGTGTGACGTAGTTGATAGACTTAGCAGGCTTCAGGAAGATGTCTGCTCTAAACTCATTGTTATCAATAATATCAGGTGTATTATTGGTTTCATCACAGATGACAAGATAGTCATAAATTCCGCGCTTCGCTTGGATATCGCGGAGATATGGTTCAACAATATTTACAAAGTTAGCTCTTGTAATTTGATCGTTGAATTCAAAGAGTTGTGCTTCTGCTGCTTTTTGCAGAGATTGCTCAACTGTGAGGAACAAGCGACGAACGTTTATTCTGTCAAACGCAGATGAGAAGGCAAGAGCGGTCTTATCACCGAAGAGAAGTACTCCTGCACCAGTCTGATTAACAATGGAGTTAATTCTTGCAGAGTACAGTGAGTCTCTTTGTGACTTATCTGGATTAAATGCAAGTTTAATTGCATTCTTAAGAACACCTCTTTGCTGACCCGCTGGAGAGAACCATGGATATGCTATGATGTTTGTGCGACACATCAGACCTGCAATGTCTGGGTTGCATGGAATATAACGGAACAGATTGTTAAATCTGTCATATGTATACTTGTATCCACTATCAAAAATTGCATAAGAAGAAGATGAGAGTGGTCCGAAGAAACTAAGCAGATTGTTAGTTTGAGTTGCAGTATTCGTTAGGTCTACTACAGATGCTCTATGCGGAGAAATTACAGCAACACAATCCTTTCTTCCATCTGCAATGGAGATAAGTCTATTTGCTTTTGCCTGACTATCACTCATAGAATCACAACCAGGACCCATTATTAGATAGTCAACGGCAACATCTTCCTTGTTGTTAAACAGATCATATGCTCCCATGATATCCCCAAGGGATGCTTTGAGATTGCCCGTGGACGTGTAGTTGTTACCACCTTCAAGGGTATACGTTGCTCTACCAATAGAACTAAAATTACGTCCTTGAGCGTCAAAGTTCCATCCTTGATCTGCAATCGCAGATGCAACACCAAATCCTGTTGGGTCATCGGCATTTGAATAAATCTTTACTCCCCCACTTGGAACAAATACAATAGGAGTCGGGAACGTATTGTGGAAGTTGTCGTTGGTTGTACTTTGATTTCCTCCAGCATAGAGATACTGGGAGAAGTTTGCTAGGTAGTTCTTATACCAGATTTTTTGCGGAGAATTGACTTGAGATACTGCGTCTTTTGCCTTAGACAATCCGACATGCTTCTCAAGAATGTTACCTCTTACACCAGTAACCGATCCATCATCGTCAACAACAACAATATGCAATTCATCATTATTGGCATTACGCTCAGATGCATATGCAGAAGTTCCTGGTTTTGGTGCAATCGTGCTCCAGTAAATTTGGGAATTGTCTAATCCAAGTGTCTGAGCGTTATACCAGTCATCAACACCAGCAACCTCAACTCTAGAATTTGCCTCAGTAACTTCAAGAAGAATCTTGTCATCTCTAAGAGCACTAATGGTCATTGTAGCGTCATCACCTGGTGTGACACCTCCGATTGCATTACCTGGAATGGTAACTGTACCACTATTTTGATATGCAAGACCCGAATTAGTTGCAGTTACAGTACCAATACCACCAGTTCCATCTCGGTAAACATTAAAAGAGATTCCAGAACCAACGGTGCTTATACCAGCAACACTCAGATATACTCCACTAGATGCTGCAGGAACCCTAGCAGCAGTTGTCAACCCAATGGTTTTAATTGCACCTTGATCCAGATCAAATCCACCAACAGAAGAACCGCCAATAGATACAGTCTCACCAACAGTGTACCCCAATCCTGGGTTAGCAATTACAACACCAGAAGCAACAACGTTACCATCTGTAGAATTTCTTGTAATGTTGAAAGTTGCCTGACTACCAGAACCTGTTGCAGTTCCAGCTATACCAGAGTAAACCTGACCTTGCTGACCATTGACTGGTGTACTGGTAGTAATACCAACAGCAGAGATTGAGTCAACTGGAGAAGCAATTACTCCTGCATTATCAACAAAACTAATTCTTTGACCTTTACTGAAAGAGGAATATGCACTACCCTCAGAATAATTTACTCTAGTATGCCTGCCTGGTTGTGTACCTCCAGTAGAAACTCTAGAGTGAATCTTAACTGAAATTGCACTAATTCCAATCTCTGGAGTGTCTACAACTTGAGTGATTACCCCTTTCAAATATCCAGTAAAGGATTCAGTTGATCCAACACCAGGAATGACTTGTCCTGTAATATCAACTGTTACACCATAACCAACAGCAGCACCAAGAGATGCTCCAGAAGTTGTCCCAACTCCAATAATTTGGTCACCTAAGTCATCAATGACGCAAACCTTGAGGTTATTAGACCAGGAACCTGGATTTTTTGCAGCATATAAGAAGTTAGATGCAGCACTAGCATAGTTGCTGTTATAGTCGTCAAAATTCTTAATCTTTGTGCCTGCAATTAGAGCAGTTCCAATACCAACATTCGAGTTGGAAATTAAAGCTCCATCGGTACGCACTACTTTGAGAATGCCACCGTATTGTAAGTAAGAAGATGCAGACATCCAGTACTCATACTGATTGTCCTCGGTTTGGGGTTTGCCGAAATTGTTTATGAACTCTTGCTCGTTGGCAATAGTAATTGGTTCATTAACAGGTCCACGTTCAAACGGACCTGCTATTGCGCCAATATTATCAAGAACGTTCTCAGCTCTCCCTACCGTTAAGTCCACCTCTCTGGTTAATACACCAGGAGATAATTGAGGAGTCGCCATGGATTCTGTCTCCTTGTTAGTCTCAGTTTATCTGAAAATATTTATTAAAAAGACCATTTACGCGGGGAATGTTGGCGTGATCCTACCAATCGGGGTATTCCCAAGCGTTTAAAGTTTTCCTAACTCTCTTTTTTGTACATTCCTTACACTCATATGAAAATGATGATGGTATTGCACCTCTATCTTTTCTGGTCCTATAAAATCCCTCTATGAGATTCTTTCTCTCACCACAACTTCTACACTTTCTATCATGAAGTAGTAAGTGCCCAAACTTTAGTTGACCATCTAAGTCCATTATTCACCTATCAATTGTAATCCCACATATAAGACATATCACCGTATTCATCCGTATGCCATCTATCACCTACATTATCAACAAAACTGGTCTCATCTAATCCATCATTCAAGAATCCAAATGGTGCCATATCCTGCTCTATCTGATTTTTCTGTTCTTCATAAAGTCTTTTACGAACATCTTGATCGGTTAGTTCTTTAAAATAATCTTGCTGAACTAACCATGCATATATGACCAAACACATTGCAAGGTCATCATTACATCCATCTTCAGCTTCAAATGAGTTATGTTTTTGAATAAACGTTGTAAGT